ATCAATCGCAGTAGCACGGCTTTTATTAAAAATAGCCTCGCGCAATTCCTCATAAGAAACTTTGGCTTGACCGTTTAAAATAGCTTCGTCTTTTATGTTTTTGAAATAAGCAGGATACAACGACTGTAACTCATCAACCGCTTTTTTGCGTTCGTTAATAGACAATTTTACATTGGTAGCCGATGCAAACAATTTATCCAAAGTAGTCACTTCAGCCGTTGCTGCTTGATTTCCTTTTTTAACTGCATCATTCAATGCTGTAGTAGCTGTAACCGCTTGCTGCGTATTTTGCGTAAAAGCATAAATACCAGCACCCAAAGCCACCAAAGCCACCGCCAATGCCGTGTAAGGATTCGCTAAAATTAAAGCCTGTAAAGCGGTAAACTTTACCACCAGGTTAGGTATAAAAGCAATCAAACCACCAATAGCCGACAACACTGGACCAATTGCAGCTGCAACGCCAGCTAATACCACAATAAGCGTTTTGGTCCCTTCGGATAAATTACCAAAAGAGGTGATAATACCGTTAGTAAACGTAATTGCTTTAGTAAACAATGGCAAAATAATAGATCCAAACTGCTGTGCAATTTGCTTTAATGATTCCTGAAAAATCCTCATTTGATTGGCAGCACCGCCACCCGTTCTTGCGAAATCGCCTTGCGCATTAGTGGTATTAGCCATGATAAAAGCATATCGAAGATTTACTTTCGATGCTTGATCCATGTCTTTAATTTGCACTTTAATACCTTGGTTCAAAGCAAACTGTTGCAAGTTCGCATCAGTCATTACGATACCTAGTTTTTTCAAACTTTCAGTTTCGCCAGTAAAGATACCAGCCAAAGCAGTATTGGCTTGCTCGATACCAATGTTTTTAAACGATGCTAAATCACCGGATAAACCCACCAATTCAGTTGACATTTTAGCGGCAGCCGCTTCAGTCAATCCCATTGATGTTGCCATATCACCGTATTGTGCTGCGGCATCAAGCGCAGATCCTTCAGCAATACCGAAAGCAGTAAGCGAATCTTTAGCAAAAGCCTTAACAGAATCAGATGCAGGACCAAAAGCAACATTTACTTTGTTGACTGATTCCTCATAATCAGTGGCAAATTTTACAGCAGCAGCACCCGCCGCCAAAATAGGAAGTGTAACAAAAGCAGACATGGACCGCCCAACGGCTTGAAACTTTTGGCCAACCCTATCGATCGTTCTAAGGGAGTTCTGCATTTCAGTGCTAAACTCGCGAAGATCAACCGCAAATCGAATGTTTATAGACGCTAATGAGGCCATGTTACTACTTTTATTGAGTTGTTAAAAGTAGTTTTAGCGTAAAGCGAAAAGGGTTACATTATGTAACTTTATGGTACAAAAAAAAGCCAGTATAACTACTGGCTTTACTTTAATTTTTAGGTAGTTGATTTACTCGCCTACCGAGCGCCTCCATAGCTCGCTCAAACGAGAGGTTTAAATCAGTGATTGCTTCTTGATCTTCAAAAAAGAAATTTACTTTCAAGGCCTTTGAAACTTGCAAAAAAGTATCTAGTGTAGGTTTAAATTTTAAAGAAAAAAAACGAGAAACAGCAGACTGCATCATTCCGGTATCAAGCGCAATTTGTTCCTGGGTTATTTTTTTTTGATCAGCGATTTCTTTTAAGAGCAAAACGAGCAACATCCATTGCTCGTTTTGGTTTTTGTTTTCATTACTCATTTTCTTCTTCTAATAATTCTATTATTTCATTTTTACAATCCTCTAACAACATCAAAGCTGTTTGTTTTGACCAATTTTCGAAAGCTCTAGTTCCTAATTCTAAATCCGTCCAAAAATCCCAAGCTGGTGATGAATTTGTATGCATTGTCAACGTTGTATCAATTCCGTTAATCTCTAAATCTAAAAAGAAATTATAAGATCCAGTACCCAATCTTTTCATTCCAACTGTTGAAAGGTAAATTTGATTAACATTTTCTGGAAGTAATTTCACTACATTTTTTTGAAAGTTTGCAGTGTTTTTGAAGTTCAATCCGTTTAAGAAATCTACTGTAGTTTTCATAATATTTCTGCCGTATTGTGCTGTTGCCGCCAGCGTCTAATGATTTATTTTGATACTCAAAGATACGAATAAATATAACATTTGTGTTATATTTTAGGAGTTATTTTAAAAATAATTTTTAAACACAAAAAAAAGCCAGTATCACTACTGGCTTTTCCTGACTAACTAAGATAAACATAAAAAAAAAGAAAAAGCATTATTTTGCAACCGCATTATCTTGACGCTCCCAAAAATCCTTGACATTTTCAATATTTTCAAGAAGCGATTTTTCGTTTTGTTTTTTAATTTTTTCAAGGTCTTTTACTTCCCACGGAAAAGTAATAATATCGTGTTTTTCTTCTCCATTTTTAAAATAGGGTTGCATTGTCGCATACATCAATTCGCGCGTCATTACCCATCGTTCACGAGAAAGGAAATCTTCTTTTTTTCGATACCCATTTACAGCGTTCATAAAAGAACGTAGCGTGTGGTTGTACATTTCATCAAGCGACATTCTCAATTCACCTAGTCCGATCTGTTCGAGTTTATCCCAGGTTAACGGTTCCGGTTGGCTGTCACTTTCGTGACTTGCTACTTTCCCTCGTTTTCACCAGGTTCAATTGATTTGCTGTTTGGCATAGAGTTAACCAAGACATTTTTAAAAACATCTAAAGCTTTAGGACTTTTGAAAAACTCATCAATAATATCAAATTCAAAAACATTGATAGTTTCTCCAGCACATTCAATTGCTGTTACTAGAATCATTTCTAAAACATCAATTTGCGCAAAAGTCAATTTCTTATCCGCTGCATCTAGAATTGCAATTTTTTGCACTACTTCATCAATACCCGGTAAATCCCATTTTCGACCTAATAATCGAAATAGTTTCAAGCCGAATACCAGCTTGAAACTTTTACCACCTAATTCTAAAACAATAGTATCCATTAAGCTACTAATGCGGTTTCAAAATCTCCATTCCCTTTGAAAGAGCAATCCCCAGTTGCCACTCCATTGGTTCCAGCAGACATATTTAAACCTTCAATGAAAGTGTTACCAGTAATAATTACATCGCCAACAATGTTAGTTGTAAATGAAATTTCTACTTCAGTACCATCTTGGTAATTATCAAGAATTTCTTTTGTACCTACTTGAGTAGTCGAACCCGCAGGAATATTTGCCACTAAAAAGTTGGTAGATACACCCCAAGTATAGTTCCCTGGTGTCACTTGCTCACCATTGGTATCTTTACTAGCGATGCTCTCCATATTTCGAGAGGTTGTAAAAGAACATTCTGTTGCGTGAAAAACGGTTTTCCCATCAATACGCACTCTTAAATTTTTTCCAGCATAAGTGCTCATAATTTCTATATTTTATTAAAATTAATAATTCCGACAAAAGACTGATCTACTTCAACAAATTCTACTTGCGAGTTTTGCCAGTCGTAATTTTCTTTGATAATTGGCTTCATTTGATCCAGAAACGACACGCATTTGCTATAACCGTTTTGCTCAAAATAAAACAACAAACTAACCGCAAACATATCACCATCAACACTTTGCCCCACTTGCTCTGTTATTACATAATTTGCAAAAGGATATTCTTCATCAGCCGAAGAAACAACAGGCGCTAAACGATTACCCATTACAGATGTAAAAACCGTTTGGGCTAATAAGAATTCAGTAATTTCGTTAGATAATTCAAACATTAGTTGCTTAATTTATTGATTCTACGTTGAATGAAACGCACCATTTTATCTTGTGCATCGGCTGTAACATTGTTCTTGGTACGCTCATAGGCCATATCCATAAAAGGAACGCCTTCGACACGCCCAACAACGTTTCCTTTGCGCTTTTTGGTAACACGAGCCAAAACGCTTTTTTTACGGCCACTTCTTAAAGTACGTGCTGCATTTTGCGGATTTCTGTAAATAGCGTGCCCGCCGTGTACCATGTGACCATACCAACCATCGTTCCCGTTTTTTGCTCTAGGACCCGCCAAAATCATTGGATTGTTCGATTTTGAAGTGATTAACCCTAAGGACTTTTTAAGATTACCAGGTTGTATTTTTTTGCCGCGTGCTACGTGTGCTTTTCTACTTACTGGAACCAAACTTTTAGCAGCTGCTAATGTTGGCCGAGCTACTTGACGCAGGATTAAAAGAACTTCTTTCTTTTTATCCTTGTCATTTCCTAACTGCTGTATTTTTTGCTTTAGCTCATCAAAACCTTGAACCGTTATACCTAAATTATTCATAGTTTTTTACGATTAATTGCAGGTGCGATTTTCGGCCCAGTTCTATCACATTGATCACATCAAACAGCTTACCCTCGAATACCAATCCGAGTTGGTTTTTCAAATCGTTTACCGTTGCATTGTAACGAATGGTAAATTTTTTATTAACCAAATACCGCACTTTACCCTCTACATCTTCAGTACCGGATATATCCATCATGTGCGCCCACGGCGAAGCAATTACTTCTTGAGTAACTTCTTTTTCATTCGTAGAATTTCGTGTAGTTACGAATTTTACAATTTGAATCTTTCGATCCATTTGACCGACGAAAGGCGTTTTATCCATGATTAATATTTTCGGTAAGCTCTTAGTAAATTATTCGATGCTGTATCAAAACCTTGCGGTCTATCTTCACGGTATTCATAAAAAGCAGTCAATCGAAGCTTAATTGCTTGAATAATTGGTTTAGGACACGCACTCACATCAAAACCTTGTTTGATCGTAATCACAACAGCATCCTCACGTTTATCTGTTGCAGGCGTTACACCAAACTTAATATCAAAACACTCTACAATATTTGAGTTTTTCAGTTTGTACAAAGCAGGATCCAATGTTGTTAACTCATTTTCACCTGGTGCGTAATACTCGATTTTCTCGATTGTATCGTTTAGATAGTTGCGCTCGTAATTAATTGCATCAGGAAACGCATCTAAGTGCATTACAAAATTTTGTTCCGCAATAGCACGATTGATGTGGTTTTGACACGCTTCTTGCGCTGAATCAATACAATCTTGAATCAAATCATCTTCATCGGTAGAATCAGCTTCGATACGCAATTGCTTTTTGGCTTGCGCCAAAGTCACCAAGGAATTTTCGGCCGTTATTTGTGTAAAGAAATGTGTTACCATGAGATTGATTGTTTTGTGTTACTACTCTGTTGCTTTGTCCTGGTCCGCATCCGGTTCATCAGATTCAACACCAGCATCAGCAACAACATCTACTTTTTTAGGAGCAACATACAACTCACCATAACCAGCTCCGATAATTTCATCAGCCTGCATCTTTTCTACTTCAGCAACTTGCCCTTCGCTTTGCGGTAAACCAAACGCCAATAAAGGCAGTAAAGCGACAATTTTTATTTTCTTTGCCATTTTTTAAAGGATTAAAAAAAGAAAAGAGCCGAAACTCTTTTCTTTATATTTTACTGCTTATGCAGTCATGAAATTGTTTTTTGCAAACGCTTTTGGCTGTGCAATTTGAACATCAGCTTCCATGTTGATGATCAAGTTTACAGATGCTTTTGAAGCTGCCTCTGTAGATACTGCATCAACAATGATTTCGATTCCGCCCCATACACCAACATAAAGTTGAGAGAAGTCACCGTAAATTAATGGATACGTATCTGGAGTACCTGCAATTTTCTTCACTAATGAAGTTGAAACTGTTGGCATACCATCAATCATATTCATTTGGCAAATTGCACCACCCATATCAGTACCTTTTGAAATGGTTTTCAATTTGGCACGCAATTTAGGATTACATAAATACCCTAAAGAGATTTCAGTTGCATCAGCATCTTCAATCAAACCTTGCAACTCTACTACATTAGCATAAGTTGGCACACCAGCAGTTGTTTGATTAACCGAAGCCAAAACACCTACTTTGTTCAAGATACCAACTGGCTCGTTGTTTGCTGCCAAACCTTGAATAGCAACACCCTCAAGTGTTCTACGGATTCCATCTTGCAATCTCGTTCTGATTGTAGCTTCTACATCAATAGAGGTTTGCATCAATAGTTTTTTAGTGATTGACACTAACGCACCTGCACGTTTTGGCGACAATTTAGGACCAACAAATTTTTGTTTTTGTCCTGTAATGCTTGCGCCCTCTTCTAACCACTCAAAAGTGTAGTTTGAAGAAACTGGCAAAGGAATGTCGCCACCACTTAAACCAGTCCAAACATTAGCACCCATATCCTCAAGGAACAACTTTGGCATAAAACCATCAACCAACCTTGGAGCTGCATCGCTTACCAATTGACCACCAAATTCGCCAGCATCTTGCGTAACGGTTTGTTGTGTTGCTCTAGTCATGAATTCCTCAGGAATGTACACGGCTTTTTCGTTGATCTCTAATCCACGAGCTTCACGCTCAGCAATACCTTTTTCCTGTGCCTCTAATTCAGCACCAGTCAATTTACCGCCCATTGCACCGCGAATGTGCGCTGCAAGTGAGTAAGCACGCACGGCACTCTTTTTTTTCTTAACAGAATCACCTTCCGGTACAAATCCAGTTTCTTCAGATCCTTCTAAAGAACGCAAGTTTGTTTCGTAAGCTAACGCATCAGTAATTTGACCGCTTAAGCCTTCGATTTCTGTTTGCAAGCCACGGAACTCTGTTGTTTCAGCTTCCGTTAAACTTCTTTTTTCACCTTCAGCTTTGGTGTGCAACGCTTTTTGAGCCTCGATTTTTTGAGCTCTTTGTTGCTTTAATAAATCAGATTTTTTCATCTTGCTTTATAAATTTGAGTTAATAATAATTTGAGCATCAAAAGCATCGAGCTCTTTATTGTTATCCGAGCGAACCTCTTTCGGATCTACTACAGGAATATCTTTTGTAATTAAGGTGCGAATCTCTTCGATAGTTTGCGATTCACGTTTTACAGCCTCAGGATTTGAACCTAGCGGAACGACGGACCACTCCAACAATTCTTGCTCATCGAAATAAATTACATCGCGGTTTTCGCCTAGCTTTTCATCGCCCCAATGCCCTTTTTTTGGATTGGCTCCAATAGATGCCATTCTAAGTGTACCAGCTTGTATTTTTTGCCAAACTTTTTCAGCCACCGGATTAATATCGCCACTTTCAAAACGCACTAGAGCAACTAATTGATTGTTTTCAATGCGCACCTCAGAAGTACCAATCAACATATCAGGATTATCGGAATAAGATTTGTGCGCATAAAAAACAACCGGGTTTTGTTCGTATCGTTTTAAATCCCAACCCGACATTTTAAAAACGGTTCCGTAAGTATCGACCGCTTCAGTAGAGATCACAAATTCAGCTTCACGATTGCTTTTATTATCATCCGATAAAGCACGAATAACCGCTTCACGCACTACAGGTTTATTTACTTGGATTTCCATTATTGTTGGGTATTAAGATTATTATCAATTTGTTTTTCAGTGAACTGATTAGCTGGTGTTAAAAATTCATTTAACAACTCAGGACCATCGTTCATATCTTCTTTACGGCGCGCTTCATTACGGTTAAAGATTCCTGTTTGCACCATTTTAGATAAATATTCGCCACGCGATTTAATATCGGCACGCAGTAAAACATCAATGTTACCACGCACGTAATAACCTAACTTTTTATCATCATTACTGAATAGCTTTTTGGCATATTCCTGCTCTAAATTGGTGATGTATGGCTGAATAGTATCTGAAACGTGATCAAGCGATTGTTGCTCGATGTTGTTATTGGTAGATTGCTGTAAAGACTTGATTTTGTGCGGTGCAATGTTTAACCAACGTGCAATATCCTCGATTGAGAATCGGCTTTGCTCGATGATTTGCGCTTCTTGCGGTGTAATATTGATTGGTTTGAATTTCAAGCCATCATCAAGGACCACGATTCTATCTGGCGACTTTTCTTGCATTGCACTTTTCCAACCTGCAATAATTGCTGGTTTTCCTTTTTCGACTGTTTTATCCGTTTCAATAACACCCTGACGCACGCCTTTGTTTTCGAAATTGGTAGCCGAAAAGCTTTGCACTTCGATTGCGAGGTTTAATTGTTGTGCTGCATACGTTATTACACCCACACCCACAATCCCGTTGTGAGAGAAGTTTTTGAAGTGCAATACTTCGCTAGCTAATAACGGTTCTTCATACCCTTTTACATCATACAGCAATTGACCGCCTTTGATACGAATATCTTTCACGTTATCCCAGTCGATGTAATCAGCAGACACAGGAAAACCGTTTAAAGTGTTGATTTTTGCCAAAGCATTACCACGGCAAATAAGCGACACCGCCATTGTTTTACGAAAAATAAAGGAAGTCATTAGCACGTTTGGCTCACCTGCTACGATGTTGTAGGCTGGATGCTCACTTGCTGATACTCGGTTTTGTCCATCTTTGCGATAGATACCGAAAGGAATCTTGGCAATATCATTGGATATTTGATCTACACCATTATAGAACGCCGAAAGTTTTAAGGATTTCTTGTAGTTGATACTGTTGCCACCTGTGCTGCTGCCCCAATTGAACAAACCGCCCAAGCCACTAAACACGCTTTCGCTAGTTGCAGCAGCGCGCTTTTGTGGAGCAAACATTTCAGAAAAAGCACCGTTCAAACTCATAACACCAAGTATTTAGGTGTAAAAGTATTTGAACGGTGCTCGTAAAAAGGTTACATTATGTAACTTAATGAAGTGCTAGAAAAAATGTGTTATAATCGTCAATCCTGCTACAGCTCCAGTTCCAGCGCCTAGTGCATAAATTAACTTTTGCTTGATTGTTGATATAGCTACTTTAGAAACATTGAAGGCCCAAAGCAAACTTATTAAAAATGATGCAATAAAAACACCAATGTAAATACCTTTTGCAATTAGCATTGTATTTACAGCCACTAAGCCGATTTGAAAGAAGGATTGCAAAAATATTTTCATTTTTTTAGAATTTAAAGTGCCATTCGTTTTTAATTTTTACAAAAGTAT